GCCGTCGGTAGACCCACGGAAGGTCAGGTCAGGCAACATGCGCCACACAAAAGCAAAATTGTGACCGTCACCAATGTCGAACTGCGAGGTAGTGATAAACGAATTCATAGCCACTGCAGTCCCAGCGGTGTTGTCGTCAACACCGTTCTCATGGTAGACAATATTGTTCGCATAGGTAGCCGCCATAGGGTAGTTCCGCAAAGATGAATCAAGCCACGCTGTGCGTTCCATCGAGCCGTAGTACCAAACGTCTTCCACGTAGTTGTACACCACGTACCTATTCAGTTTCTTTTCTGGGTTGTTAGATTCTGTGCAGTAGAACCACCAGACCTCGTTGAAGCCCTCGTTGGTACCAGAGAAGATTTCACCGAACTGCGCACGGTTGATGTCACCATAAATGAATTGCCGCAAGTCGCAGCGCAAAGTTTGCACTCGACCGTCGTACTTGTAGAACTTGTCCTGACCCATCCAGTAGGCCGTTCCGTTTGCGTAAGCTGCCGCGTTCTGACTCACGATAGAGATATTGTCAGATAAGAGCTGAGAACCCCAGACGTACGGCGCCCCGAGGTATTGCAGCGAGTAGACAGCTGCATCGGTAAACACCAAAATTTCTTGGCGCGACTGAAGCACAGCCTGTATAGACGAGCCGTGCGACAAGCGGATACTGCCCGACTGGTTGGTGATAGCAGGCGTCCAGTTCGTGATGCTTTCTTGGTCAGACCAGCGTACCAACATCGGGTCGTACATGGTGCTCAAGTAGTCGTTGGAACCAAACACAAATGTGAAATTGCTTGTATCCGACACGATCAGTGTGTTCTGCGTCAACGGTACAGCGGACGCACCCGCCAAGGCCGACACAGCGACAGCCCGATTGGATATCGTCTGCACGCCAGAACCTGCAGAAGACGTGTTGATAGCAGCCCCGCCTACGGTGGCCGACAAGTTGTACGTATTAACCCCGGTGCTTGTCGTGTAGTACGTTGTGAATGGCTTCAAGGGGAGTGGCAGTGCCCCCGTAGTCTCAAACATAATGGCTGAACCATCTGGCAAAGCTACTAACGGGGACACCGCCCCGGTAGGTAGAGATAGGGTGACAACCCCCGGAGTTGAACCTCCCCCGTTGGTTATCGACGCAACTGTTGGGAAAGCTAGGTTCGGTGTTGTCGAAGCATTCCACATGTACATAGCCCCGCCTTTAGGGCCAAACAGTAGGTTCTCGCCGAAGTTGTACTGCGTCCAGAGGGTCGCGTTGCGTGTGGAGGACACTTGGCCAATACCACCCCAATTACCCTCGTTCCAATTGCCCGCACCGTAACCTAGAAAGCCGGTGGAGGTAGTAGTAACTGCGCTCAACAAGTACGAGGCATACGCAACGGAGCCGCCTCCGATACCTGAAACCGCAGCAGTTATGGTGTACGTGGTTCCCGTCGGCACAGAGACGACTTGGTACTGGCCGCTGATGGCCACACCAGACACACCGTTAAAAATAACGTACTCGCCCACTGCAGGGGAGTATGTAGCGTCTGTAACAGTAACGGTCGTGCCGTCCCCGTTAAAAGGATCAGTGCCTAATATATGTGCACTGACAATCGGTGTGACATCGTAGTACGCACCCGTCTGCTCAATGTAAAACTTCTCCTCGGTGCCCACACCGACAAGGTTTGCGCCAACCAGAGTCGTCCAATTCCACAACGAGCGGCAGATACCTGCGAACGTGTTTGTAGAAATCTGTTCCCAGCCGCCAATTTTCTCAGGGGTACCCTGACGAAAGCGAACTAAATTCGACTCGTAGTAACCGCCCTCGTTGGTGTACCGTGTGTTCTCCCGGTTAACTCCGGGCTTGAGGACGATCTTTTGTAGAGGCATAGCTCATTTTCCCACGAATCAGGCGAATGCGCGAGTGCCTGTCTTGTCGATGATAAGGGCCTGTCGGCGAGGAAATACCCCGACATCGCTGGGGATGCTGATATGCGTCCAAGCGTCAAACTCACGGATGATCTGGTCAAACGGAAGCTGCGCGGCTAGGGCGGCACGGACAACTGCATCGGGGGTCATACCGGGCACCCGAATGTCCGCTGCACAGCCTCGGCGATGCTGACTAGTATCCTTGGAGCCCACTGCGTCGTTTACCGCTTTAGATCGGAAGGCGGAGTTGACCATGACGGGTTTACCCCCAAGTACTGTCTTGATGTCTTCAAGAAACGCTGCAAGGCGTCTGAGGTTTGCAATTTCATTTTCATTCGGCGTGTTGTCCAGCGTGCGGTGATCGGTATGCGTCAGCTCTTCAAGGCTAAAGTGCGGGGTCAGTTGGGTCATTTCAAAATTTCCTTGGCCATAACGTCCGACTTGTCCTTGCTGGACTTAGAGCTACCGTAGAAGAAGCTGATGATGGTGGCCACCGCAGTGCCCAGTAAGAAGCCTAGGATGATGTTGCCGAAGTCCTTGCCGCTGGCGGGCACCGTGCCGAAGGTAATGGCGAAGAAGTAGGCCATTGAACCGACGCTCCAGAACCATGCGAACCAGTAGATGAAGTGCTTGGCAAACTTGTCCTCTTGGTTGAGGGCAGTCTCCTGCATGTGGCGGGCGGAGTCGCGGTCTTGGTTCTCCAGCTCGAACTGACGCAGGTCTAGTTCAGCCAATTTGGTCGCCGCTTCCGGGTCACCAGCGATGGCTCTAGCCACAGCTTCCACAGAATCTTCAACGCCAAATTTACTAGCGATAGCAGACACAGCAAGACCACCGAGAGGCCCACCAACAGCAGTAGCAACGGCAGGAGCAATGCCTTTGAGCAAATTGAGTAGAGTTTCCATATCATCTCCGCATGAAGTCAACGTATTCCATAGTACCCCAAGCAACTAGGGTGACGATACCAGCAACGGCCACGGCGAGGAGCACCAGCTCGATGACTTCCTCGATTTCTTTCTTCCGATTGGCCTTAGCTTTTGCCATTTCGTTTTCCTCTGCTTTGCGCTTATGGACAATATTGTTGCGCTCAACCATGATGGCTTGCCATACATCGGCGTTGCCTGACCAGATCAGCATTTGTTTCAATTCGTTCTCAGCGTCCTGAAGCTGCTTGGCGTGGATCACAGTCTCAAATGCCTGCGCTGTGTCCGACTTACCAAAGGTAGCTTTCTTGGGTTTGGCAGCAGCCTTGGCCACAACGTCCTTGGCCTCGAAGAACTTCATCAGGTCGCCACTAATGGCTCCGATGTCCTTACCCATCTTGATCGCCGCCTGAACGCCCTTTATGGCAGCTTGCGCCGTAGCGAAAGCGGTGATCGGATCAATCACTAAGTCACCTGTACGGCGAAGATATTAGTGAAAACAGTACCGTCTTCCAGCGCTTCAATCTCGTGCAGCTCGTTCGCAGGGAGGTCGATAGGCATGGTGCCCGGCTCCATACGAATCTCTTTACCCTTCACACGCACCAAGCAAGAGCCCACATGGCAGACCGTTGCGTGGTTGTAGGTGTGTTGATGTACGGGTAAACCCTCACCGGCCTTGGCGTGATACGTAGCTACGCTGAGTCCAGCATAGTCAAAGAAATGCTTGGGGCCGATGGAGGTTACGTTGCTCACGGTGTCTGCAGTCCGAACGAAGAAGGAACCACAGGTACGAGCGTAGGTACGTTAGTAGTGGTATTGAAGTACCACAGGTCAGCAACTACATCGTCGGCACATTCAAGCCAGTATGTGGGCTCACCCACAGGGAAGGTCTCATCCTCCACCTGTGCGATACGGTAGCCGTCTGTTACCGGCTCATTGGGGCAAACTAAAGCGTATTTCATTTCTACTCCTAGTATTCAAACATCACGAGACCGACGGAACCCGCGCCAGAATTTCCGCCGCCACCGCCGCCATAGGTTCCGGTACTTCCATTTGTGCCGCCACCACCCATAAAGGACGAACCGCCAGAACCACCGGGGCCATTGCTTGCCGAGCTTGATCCTGAACCACCACCCCCACCCCGCATGTTCAAGTCGCCACTAGTGCCAATCCCCCCTGCTCCACCAGCAGCCAAACTAGGGGAGCCTGTGGCATTAGAGCCAGCAGCCCCAGCAGTAGCGGATACGGTAGTAATGGTGTTACTTGTGCCAGATGCCACACTGGAAGCGCCGCCAGCAGCGCCAACAGCTACAGTCAAAGTACCACCGGGCACCAGCCCCGTAAGCCACTTAACCGCGCCACCACCCGCGCCACCACCGCCGCCGCCAAATTGATTACATCCACTAGTAAAAACAGTGCCACCAGCAGCGCCACCGGCGACGACGGTGACTTTAACTGCCGTAACACCAGTGGGCACCGTAAATGTTTGGCCAGTACCGCTAGAAGTAAACAGAGTCTTGCCGCCAGTAACGCCAGCTGCTGCAGGAGCCGTGCTCTGCCAAGTAGTGCCGTTGGATGTCAGCACGTTGCCCGAAGTGCTGGGGGCTACAAATAACGGGGCGGAGGTGCCGTTGCCTAGGACGACGTTGTTTGCCGTCAGGGTTGTTGCGCCAGTACCGCCGTTTGCAACAGTGAGCGTGCCTGTCAGGGCAGTAAGCACCGAAGAAGAAACCTTAACGTAGTCCGAGCCGTTCCAAGCAACGATACATTCTTCGCCGTCAACCAAGGTAACACCGGTAGTTGGGGTTACGCCACGCACTGTGAGCAAGTAGCCACCTGTACCAGCGTTGTTGATGATGTATGACTTACTGGTGATCGGCAAGTTCAAGTTACGTGCCGCAGTCTTAGCGCCGCTGATATTCAGGATGGCGTACTGTGCAGTAGTAGAGACGATGCCCGTCGCAGAGCTTGTACCTGCTGTTTTTGTCAGGGTTACGTCTGCAGTGGTGATCGTAACGGCTAAACCGCCAGCGATGGCGATGTCCAAGTAAGAGGTCAGGCCGTTGTCAACAACATCGCCCCAAGTGCCAGACTCGGTGCCCGTTGTGATGATCGGCAAGCTAAGATTGGTTGTCGCGGTGAATGTCATGTGTTACCTCAAGTTGTTACTTCCTGCCAGTCTTCAGCCTGTTCGGTGTCTACATCATCCCAGTTAGGATTTTGCGTAGTTCCTGTAGGTTGCCAGTCGGCTGTCTGCGCATCGCTTACTTGAGTCCATCCCGCCGCCTGTGTATTTGGCACGGTTCCCCAATTTGCGCTCTGCGCACTGCTTAGTGTACTCCAGTTGGGAGTCTGTGTGTCAACCACAGGTTGCCAGTCAACGGCCTGAGAATTGTCCAGCCCAGTCCACCCCGGTGTCTGCGGGTTGGGTATAGCCACCCAACCAGAGTTCTGTGCATCATCGACGCCACCCCAGTTCGGCGTCTGGCCATCCGGTATTACTGTCCAGTCGGCGTTTTGTGCGTCGTCGATGATGTCCCAGAAGGATTTTGTAACCCCGAGGACGCCGACGCTACCTGTAGCCTGAACACCCTGCAGTGCCAGCGCTTTGACCGCTGCAATATACCCTGCCGCTGCCTCGGAGGTTACACCTGTAAGCGCAACCGTGCGGTTATTGCCCAGACTACCAGTGGAGCCCGTAGCTGCTACACCATTTATAGACCTGAACCCCGTATCCCCTACCTCGCCGATGATTACTAGGCCGTCACCGCCCCAAACATCAGACCCCCAAGAACCCTTACCCCACCCGCCGCCGATGGCCACAGTAGAGTTAGCAGCCGGAGTACCCGCAGTGCCTGAAGCAACTACACCATTGAGGGCGAAGGTCTTATCTGTACCCAGCGTTCCAACAGAACCGGAGGCTTCAACTCCTGTGATCTGCGGTGCAAACACAACGGTGCCAACTTCACCAAAAATGCCAGTTCCTGAACCCCAAACACCTGCGCCCCAAGCACCTGTACCCCATCCGTCACCGATAGCAACAGTAGAGTTAGCAGCCGGAGTACCTGCAACGCCCGAAGCAGCTACGCCTGTGAGAGCAAAAGACTTGCCGAATCCCAGTTGGCCAACCCCACCAGAGGCTTCAACTCCTGTAAGTGCAGGGGCAAACACAACGGTGCCAACTTCACCTGTAGCTGCTGCAGTAGCTCCACCCCAAACACCTGCACCCCAAGCACCTGTGCCCCAGCCCGGAACGATAGCTACGGTTGAACTGACTCCTAAAGTACCTGTAGCACCTGCGGCTGTTACGCCTGTGAGTGCAAAAGACTTGCTGAATCCTAGTTGGCCAACCTCACCAGAGGCTTCAACCCCTGAAAGCTGGGGGGCATACGCAACCGTGCCAACTTCACCTGTAGCTGCTGTAGTAGCCCCACCCCAAGTACCTGCACCCCAAGCGCCTGAGCCCCAGCCCGGAACAATGGCTACGGTAGAACTGACTGCAAGTTGGGCTACTGCACCCGAAGCTGTTACGCCTGTGAGGGTAAATGACTTGTCAAAACCCAGTGTGCCAACTGCGCCGGAGACTTCAACACCGGAAAGCTGGGGGGCATACGCAACCGTGCCAACTTCACCTGTAGCTGCTGTAGTTGCCCCACCCCAAGTACCTGCACCCCAAGCGCCTGTGCCCCAACTCTGGGTTATGGATACCGTAGAACTGACTGCAAGTTGGGCTACTGCACCAGAGGCCGTTACTCCTGCGAGCGCATAAGACTTAACCGCCGTGAGCGTCCCAACTGCACCGGAGGCTTCAACCCCTGAAAGCTGAGGGGCATAGTCAACATTTCCAACTTCACCTATAGCTGGGGAGAGCATTCCACCCCAAGTATTGGAGCCCCAAGCGCCTGAACCCCATTGCGTGCCAAGTTCAACCGTGATACTTGGCGTGAGCTGACCGACGCCGCCCGTAGCGGCTAATCCTGTAACTGCAGCCAGATAGGAGAACGAAACTGAACCGACCGAACCAAAAGCAATGTTGCCGTTTTCAGTTGGAGAGTTAGTTTCGGTTACGGAGCCCACTGCACCCGAGGCAGCTACACCCGTAAGTGCAACAGTGGTTGCTTGTATCAGGGTTCCGATGGCTCCAGATGCCGTGACGCCTACAAGTACAGGCACATAAACAACCTGACCCACTTCTCCAGAAATAACTGTGCCTGCACCCCAAGCACCGGAGCCCCAAGCGCCTGAACCCCATCCGTCTATTAGAGCTACAGTGAAGTTAGGTGCTAAAGAGCCAACCGAACCCTCTGCTTGTACGCCAGTAAGTGCTAGGGAAGTTTCCCCACGAGAAACTGAGCCAACAAAACCGCTAGCTACATTTCCGTTCTCAGTTGGGGAGTTAGTCTCGGTTACATCTCCTACAGCCCCAGAAGCTGCTACACCTGTGAGGGCAAAAGACTTAGTTAGCGCAACAGAGCCAACAGCCCCAGAAGCAGCTACGCCTGTGAGAGCGCGTGTATAGCTAGCTGCTACAGTGCCTACAACACCGGTAGCTACATTTCCATTCTCTGTAGGGGAGTTTGCCTCAGTTACATCTCCTACAGCCCCAGAGGCAGCTACGCCTGCGAGAGCGACTGTTCGGCTAGGTGTGAGGGAGCCAACAAAGCCGTTGGCTGTGACACTAGTAATCGCCGGGGTATAGACGACAGTGCCAACGCTACCAGAAATAGCTGGGCCAGCGCCCCAAGAGCCGCTGCCCCATGCGTCCGTACCCCAGTTGGAACCTAGATCAAGGATGAAGTTAGGTACTGTGGTGCCTGCAAGCCCAGAAGCAGCAACCCCCGTGAGTGCTAAAGAAGTCGCTCCGCGAGAAACTGAACCCACAAAACCACTAGCTACGTTCCCATTCTCAGTTGGGGAGTTTGTCTCAGTTACGGAACCTACAGCCCCAGAGGCTGTTACACCGGTTAGAGCAACTGAATTGGACTCCGCAACGGAACCTACAGCCCCAGAGGCAGCTACGCCTGTGAGCGCCTGACTACCTACTACAGAACCTACAGCCCCAGAAGCTGCTACACCTGTGAGGGCAAAAGACTTAGTTAGCGCAACAGAGCCAACAGCCCCAGAAGCAGCTACGCCTGTGAGAGCGCGTGTATAGCTAGCTGCTACAGTGCCTACAGCACCGGTAGCTACATTTCCATTCTCTGTGGGGGAGTTAGTCTCGGTTACGGAACCTACAGCCCCAGAGGCAGCTACGCCTGCGAGTGGTTGACCCCCCGATACAGTGCCAACAGCCCCAGAGGCAGCTACACCGGTTATAGCGTGTGTACGTGTTTTATTGACGGAGCCTACAGCCCCAGAGGCAGCTATGCCTGTGAGAGCGCGTGTATAGCTAGCTGCTACAGTGCCTACAGCACCGGTAGCTACATTTCCGTTCTCAG